TATGATTCTTGAATACTACGCAGATCTTTATAATCCATTTTAAGCAAACTTTTTAAGTATTTATAAATTTACTTCTCTAAACTGTATCAAGAACATTAATGCTTGGAAACCATCCAGTACTTTTCAGAAGTATAACATCAGCAGCATTGTCTTGGCGTTCTCCTGGTGTCACTTCTTTTACCGGCAGATGACCCATACCCATCTTTTCTGCTAAGTCTTTTACAGAAACAGAGTTTCCAGTTCCAACAGATACGGGACCAGTAATATCGCTGCTTGCAAGATAACGAATAGCACGACATACATCCTTCACATGAATCCAGTCTCGCTTATGATTCGTGACATACTTAGCAGTTTTATCCTGAAGCATACGATACATCATGTCCTTCCTACTATCAGGACCGTAAACTGTCGTGAAACGCATTCCCACTGAATTCTTTGGTGCCATCATTTCATTTACCCATTTTGTCATCGCATATGGGTTTTCCCAATAGTCTTCTTCTACTGCACTAGAAGACGCATAAAGGAATCTAGTATTTGTTTCTTGACACCAGTCAAAGAGTGGTTTTGCTTTGACTACATTGTTCTCATAAAACAGTTGGGGATTTTCAAGACTGTCTCTGATATTTGCATATGCTGCAAGATGAACTACAAGATCATAGTCACCTCCAGAAAAACTACTCACGTCATCGGGCCTATCAATACCATCAACGTTTACACTTCCAAGTTTTTCTTGCCAGTCCAGATAAACATTACTACCAATAAAACCTTTATGTCCTGTAATCAATACTTTCATTTTACAATTCCACTAAAACCTTTTGTTTTTTCAAACTTCACAACATTTTCAAATTTGTCTTCCATTCCACTCTTGTGAGAGATGACAAAAACATTTGCGTTTTTAATCACATACCTGATAATTTTAAGAAACTCTTCTGTCCCAAATCCATCAAGAGAAGAATCAAAAATCTCATCAAGAATGAGGAGATTTGTATTAGTTGAATTTTTGAATTTTGCAACTTCCCTCCAAGTGAAGAGAAGTGCTAGATCAATACGTTGCTTTTCACCTTCACTGAAAGAAGAGTAGGAAAAGTCTTCATGAATAGGAGACTGAATCGTTTCATTGAATTCTTCATCTAACGTAAAGTTGATGTAGAAATCCATCATCTGAAGATACCTATTAACCTGTTGGTTAATCAAAGGTAAATATTTTTTGATGATTTTGGATTTTACTCCACTGTCCTTTAACAAAGAATACGAAAAGTCGTGATATTGAATCAGATTTTTTTTCCCAGATAAGTCATCATATACTTGTTTTAAGTTTTCTTTGAAAGTATCTAACTTTTCATTCTCAGCAGTTCTATTTGCAAGTTGTTCGGTAATTCTTTGAATTTCCGATTCCAGATCTCTGATTTGTCGTTGACATCCAGCGATCTTAGTATTATTTTGAGAAATGCCATGTGTTAGGGAAGTGATCTCCTTTGATAGAACAGTAAATTGACGCTCTCGTTCTTCCTCATTTTTAATTGCATCTTCCAGATCTTTATATCCAGATTGCAACTCTTTTGCTTTATTTTGAGCGTCTTCAATTTTATTTAACCGAAATGATTCTTCTATATCCTGAGTGCAGGTAGGACAAACCGTATTCTGAGAGAAAAATTTATGTTCCTTAGTAATAGTTGATACTTTATTAGAAATCTTTCCTTTTAGATTACCAAGTTTACGAAGTTTTTCAGTAGCACCACTATAACTTTCAAGTTTTCCTTGGAATTCAACTAGTTTTCTATTCTTTTCTTCGTTGTCCCCCATCCAATTATTTTCTTCTGCAAGGAGTTCACCAATCTTGAATTCTTTATCCTCAATATTTTTCTTTCCACGGTTCTCAAGTTCTTCAATAAAGTTTTCTTGCATCTGAACTTTATCGCTAACAGATTCTTTCTTGAGTTCCAAGGTGCGAATATTATCCTTGATACCACGAATCTTTTCTTTCAAAATATTATTCATTGTAGAAAAGATCTTAATATCCAACAAGTCTTCAATAACTTCTCTGCGACTTGATGCCGCCAGTTGCATAAAAGGAACAAAGTTACTACTACCCAAGATGACAATCTGAGTAAAAGACTTATAGTTCATCTTAAGGATAACCTGTTCCAGAAACTTTTGCTGATCTACTGCAGAAGAATTCTGATCCAACAGAGTATCATTTCTATAAATTTCAAATAAGTTTGGCTTGATTCCTCTACGAATCATCCAGTTAGTAGAACCAATAGTAAACTCAATCTCCACAAGGCAATCCTTTTCATTCGTAGAGTTAATGAGTTGTGGTTTATTAATCTTACGAAAAGATTTTCCAAACAGTACAAAAGTCAACGCATCCAAGATCGTTGATTTACCTGCACCATTATTGCCGATGATAAGAGTTGTCGATTCTTTATTCAGTTCAACTTCTGTAAATTGATTTCCGGTAGAAAGAAAGTTTTTCCAACGGATTTTTTCAAATAATATCATCTACTTCAGGGGGAATCACAAGGTCATCTTTTGTTATTATAGCATAATTATGCTCGTGGACTTCACAGATAGATACAACTACCTCTTCATCAACTTCCATTACATGCATTTCAGGATATTCTTCTTCTTCTAGCATCATAGCAAATCTAACGGCGTCATCTTCTTCTTCAAAAATGTATAGTGTTTTATTTCCGTCATCATCAATAACACTATAAGCACCATCCTCCTCTCTGCCGTTGATTGTTAAAATAAACATTATACCATTTCGCAAGCTTCTTGATAGACTTCAGAAATAAGGTTTTGAACAATAGACTTGTCAAGATCTATTTTTGATTCTTCCACATATCTATTCAAGATAGAAAGAGTATCTTCGGACTCAAATGCTTCAAACTCTTCATTCTCTTGAATTTGAAAGTTCTCAACAATCTTGAGTTCAGAAACATTTGAAGCATAAAGTTTATCTACAAACTTTTCAAAATTTTTAAGATCAGTCTTTTTACGAACAATGATTCGTGCAATTTTATTTTCATATTCTCTAGTATCAAATGTTTGATAGGGAGTATCTTCATAATAGATGTTATAGAACATCCTATGAGGATTATCTATGTGAAAATGTTCCAGAGTTTCTGTATCAAAGATAGTGAATCCTCTCCGATCACCGACATCATTCCAGTATATTTCATATGGATTTCCTAGGTAGTATACTCGTCCATTATCCGATCGAGTGTGATAGTGACCGCTGAAGACCTTGGAGTACTTTGAATACAACTCGCAATCATGACCATGCTCCATGACGATTTGCTTATTAACTCTAAATCCTTGGAGTTCAAGGTGCCCCATCGCGACTTTGCAAATTGACCTTTCAATAAGTTTGAAAGTCTTGTCTTGATTTTCTGAATTAATCCACGGGATAAACAACGTTTTCAAGTTTCCCAACTTTACTTCAATTGCCTCTGAGTAGACAACAACATTTTTATATTCCCGTAGGAGTAAGTCTACAGAGTTAATATCATTGGTATTCTTATAATATGTGGTGTGATTGCCAACGATTGTATGAACTTTTATACCAAGATCATGTAGACGATCATAGTAATTAGTCTTTGCCCAAGCAAGTGCGGAGAAGTCAATTCCTTTACGACTATCAAAAGTATCTCCCATATCTATAACTGTGGTTATCCCGTACTGTTCCAGCGTCGGGAAAAACACATCATTGTAGAACTTCAGGAAATAATCATGAAAAAGTTTAGAGTTCTTGCGAGCACCAAAGTGTTGATCGGTAATGATTGCAACTTTCATTAATTACGGAGTTTAGAATGCACTGCATCTTTGATTTGATTATACTCGGAGTAGTTAGATCCGTCAAGGGTGTTGTTGTCGTCAAACACCTCACTGAATCCTGAACGTTCAATGATCTTATTCTTGATTTCTAATTGCTTTTTCTCTTTTTGGATACGTCTGAGAAATGCATAATGAATAATCTGCGTAAAGTAAGCAAAAGGATTTTGGGATTTCTCAGGATTAAAATTATGAACGTATTGAACGCAATTTTCGATTCCATCAGAAATCATATCCTCCTTAAACATGTAATTGACGAAGTTAGGTTTAAATGATAGATGATTAGCAATCTTCAGAAAACACTCTCCAATATAGCGGGAAATGGGAGGTTTAGTATCCCATCGTTTTGCTCTTTCAGACTTATCCTGTTCTTCTAAATTCTTTCCGAACTTTTTTCTGTAAGAAACTTCGACATTACAGCGATGTTCCATAAGAGCAGCAAGAAACTCCTTATTATTGACATAATGTTCTGATCTTTTTCTTTTTGTCATGCCTGGTTGAATCATAAAAATATCTCATATTATCTATAAATTATACCATTTAATTAAATACTTGACAAGTACTCAAATCATCAGTAGAATATCTTTGTTAAGGTTGATAAGACAGCTATAGCTTTAAAGCTTAACTATTCTCATATAGTTTCTCTAAGATCTCTTTAGCATCATTGACATTAGAGATATATCCCATTTTTCTAGACATTTTTGCCTTAGATAAATTGGTAGAGAGTTTGCTTGATTGTCTTACATAAGATTGATATAAAGATATCATTTCAATATCAGATGATTCACTCATTGTTAGAACATCATCTAATTTAAGAATAAACATATCATCAGTAGTAGTTTTTAACCACGGTTCCATTTTGTAACCAAACTGTCTACCAGATTTAGTTTTAACTTCTGATATCATAATAGGATAAGATACTACAATATAAGTTCTATCCTCCTCTTCCGATGCTGCTACTTTGGCGAATATTTCTTCACCTGTTTTTAATTTGAGGGTTGCATAAAAATCTTCTTCCATATTAACTCTTTAATTGAATAGTGATTATCTCATAATTAAAGTTTTCTTCATTATAAATTTTAATTCTTTCTATGAGATGGTTTAGAGTGTAGTTTTTCCTTGAATTATAAGTACAATCATCAGAGATGTCGTAGAGTACCGCTTTAGTTTTATTTTTTCCTTTTCTAAGTACTCTTCCAATCGATTGGAGATTTCTAACTCTTGATTTACTGGGTGAAGCAAAGATAACATTATGAAGGTTCTTAATGTTAATACCAGTGGAAAAAGTTCCATAAGAGGCAACGATGATTGCATTATTTTCTCCTTCTGTTATCTCTCTTACCAACTCCCTCTCTTCAGTATCGACGCCACCGTGTATGAAAAATACTTTACGGTCTTCGTCCTTGCTGTTATTTATCTTATCGTAAAGAATTGCTCCATGTGATTCGACACGACTAAACAAGACAAGGGTATTACCTTTTAAATCTAATGATAAGTTAGTAATAAATTTATTTCGTTGTTCGTGTGAAATAAGATATTGAATCTCATCCTCATATACTTCAAACTTGTGAGGAGGATGTTTTAGCACAATACATTGAATATCAAGTTGAGAAAGGTGTCCCTGTTTCATCAACTCGTCTGTTCGCGTAACTTTATATGATGGTCCAAAGACTCCCTCTAAGACCCATTTATGCGTCTGTGTGCCGTCTAAAGTTCCTGTGAAACCAAATCTATACTTAGCATGATGAAGTTTGGTCATAATTGAAATAAGAGACTTGCTCTTAAATAGGTGAGCTTCATCTCCTATAACTACATTGTAGTCTTCAAAGAAAGATCTCTCCAGTTTATATACAGATTGCCAGGTCGTAATTGTCACTGGAGCTTCATTACTTTTTTCCCTACCAGAATAGATACGGTGACAATATGAATCAGCATCCCAACCATAATCAAGAAAATCCTTGTACATCTGTTCTACAAGAGATGTCGTCGGAACAACTAAGAGAATTTTTTGTCCTTTATCCACATAATATCTTACGAGGGAATAAATCATTAATGATTTGCCGCTCGCTGTGGGGCTTATCAATAGCTTTCGATTATGTCGTAAAGCATCATATACTCCCTCAACCTGATACTTTCTGGGAGTATGAGCACAAATAGAGTTCATGTAGTCCTTGACTCCTTCAAATGAAATCTGCTCATTGATTTCAAAAGGAAGTCCGTAGAACTTATTACTTTCAAATTTATAAGTGTATCCGTAGTTGTTGCAGAAAGATATAATCTTATCTAACAGACCGACATAGATTTGCTTTGACCGCATATCGTACAGATGAATCTCTCCGTTCCATTGCCTATTACGATATTGAGGCATAAATTTCATGTTGGGAACTTCAAACTTGAAGTGATCCCGCAACTCATATTCAATATGAGGTTCTGTATGAATCTTTAAAAATACTTCGTTAGACTTAGAAATAACAAGATTTACTGTCGTGTCAATCACATAGGTCCATTCATCTAAAAATATTTATTACATATTTTCAAACTTGTATTCTAATATCATTCTGTAAAGAGAGTCTCTGAGATACCAGAGATGCTCTTGTTCATAAGCAGGTCTTGCTGGAGAACCCTCCCATTTTTCAATCCTTTTCAATACACAATGATGTAGAAGGCGTATATCCTCTATCCGTAGATAAATTTGATAATCAAATTCAACATCATCACTATTGAAGTCGTCTTGCATTATCCCAATCCGGACTGAAAACGAATAAACTCTATAGCGTTTTTAATCTGATATGTGCGATTTTGAATTACCTTCAGAATACTTTCCAAATAGTTAAGCATCGTATCGTAGTATTCAACTTTCAAAGATACGGAAGACAACTTATTATCTGCATCGAGATATTTTTGCATTGTCTCTTTATCTCTAATTTTCTTTGGAAAGGGATTGTCAATATAAACTTCTGGATCTGCTTTACCTGAAAAGTATTCATACCTTTCGTGGCGAATATTTTTCTTCTGTTGTTCCGCTTTCTTTTTAAGTAGAACTATGTTATTGTATACATCAAAGTATTTCGCATGAAGTGTTGGAATATTCAAAGATTCGGTATGAAGGTTGTCAATATCAATTTTTGAATCTTCCACCCACATCTTTTGGATGGTATCCAAATCAAAACTCATAAGGGTTTGCCATTTTTATCTAGTATATCATAGATAGTATACTTGAAAGTGACCTCTGCTGTAAAGTAATCAATGTCAACATCTGTGGCATCAAAAGATAAATCTGTTAATTGATATGGGAACATATCTTTAAATTTAACTTGGAAGTTAATGTTATTGTTACTGTTTAGAATGAAAAGAGTGCCATCTGAATAGATGTCCATAATCTTTTCTCTATTTGCTTCACCATATCTTTTACTATCCTGAAGGTCATATATTTCTTCAAGAGATTCTGGGAATCCTAATCCACGAATCCACTTCTGCATCTCCATATAGTTTTCAAGATTCTCATCGACAATGAATCTTAGCGTAAAGTCCTGAAAATCTATCTTATCTCCAGGAATTGGAATATTCTTAAGGTACGTTGGTTGTTCTGCTATACCAAGAGTTATGCCTGGTACGTTTGCAGAATTACCAAAGAATGATACTTTAGGAGTTCGATTCAAAATAAATTTAAATCCAACTGGAGATAGAAAATTTCTATTTTGTATCTGGTTGGCAAATGCGTTTGATACTGCCATTATCTCAGTTTTATATTTATTTAGATAAAAAAAGAGGGGGTCCGAAGACCACCCTCTGAAGAACGATGTGAACCGAATGGATCACATGATGTTCTTGACAGCAACGCGACGATAGTAGCGGTTCTTATTGACTGACAGGCGTCCCAGACCCTGCTCGGTTCCTTCTGCGAAGGGGTTCGCGACAAGACCGTAACGGGTCTTGAAGCCGATTTTAGGTTGGAAGGAGTTCTCTCCAACTGCACGAACCATCTGAAGAGGAACGTATGGGCAGTAGAACACACCTGCGTCATAAGGGGAAGAACCCTTATAACCGACGACGTAGTACTGGTTAGTACCTTGTGACAGACCACCGTTGTTAGCAGCCAGGTTGGAAGCATAAGGATCGATATAAACACGATACTTACCTTGCAGAATACCAGCAAAGGTGTTGCCGCTATCATCAACGTTCAAGTTAGCGTTAAGTGCGGGGGTGTAGTCGAGTACACCAGCCATGGTCAGTGCAGAAGCAACGTCTGCAGAACACAGAATGATGTTACCCTTTCCGCGACGAGTTCTTTGTGCAATGCGGTTTGCATCACGCTCGATTTGGAACAGAAGACCCTTGAACTTCTCAACACTCCAACGACCGTTGGAATCAACGTCAAGGTCGAATACACCAGCAGTAGCGGTGTTCTCAACAGCGCCTTGTTCAGCAACCTTGTAGATCGTTCTGATAACTTCGCGGTTGATCTCAGCCAGAATCTCAGTAGAGAGAATGTTGGCGAGTTCCGCTTCAGCGTTCAGACCGTGGATTGCCTTAAGGTCTTGTGCGAGTTCCAAAGAGTACTCTGCCTTCAGAGCTCTGGACTTAGCGGTTACGGTGACTTTCTCGATAGAGAATGCCATCTGGTTGAACGCATTGCCTGCGTTACCATCCAGACCTTCTGCGTCATCGGTACGCATACCCTGACCGACATCATATGCGGTGGAGGTTGCAGTACCAACTGGGTTCAGGATTGATGGGTTAGAACCAGACTGACTGGTAGTACCCATACCAGCAGCAACGTCAGAGAATCCGTTGGTGAGGTCGTTGCCTGCATCCTGACCAGAGAATGCGGAATCAGGCTCGTTGAAGAATGATTCGTTACCCGACTGATTGGTATAACGTGAACGCATCGCGAAGATCAGTCCAGTAGGACCGTTCATCGGTTGAACGCCAGCAAGGTCATATGCGACCAGGTTAGGCATTGAACGTCTGATCAATGAGATCAGAACGGGGTCGAAACCTGCGGTAGGACCTGCAGCTGCAGCAGATCCAGAGAATCCACCATTACCAGCAGCGTTTGTAGGTGCTTCGTTAAGCATTCCACTTTCAGAGAAAGCAGACTGCTCACGCATAAATTTTTCTTGATTTTCTAGCAGGACAGCGGTGACAGCTCTTCTATGAGGATCAGAGATCTTGTCGCAACCTTCGTGGTTGAGAAGAGGTGCCCACTTTTCCTGCAGATGCTCGGATTGGAACATTTGCTTTACCTATTGAAAGTGTTTACGGTTTTGTTTGAATTATATTAAATTCAATTATTTGCTAAAGGAACCCAAGGTTCTGATGTATGAATCCATAGAACCAGTATATGATTCTGCAGAAACATCTATACCTTCAGAAAGGGTTTCAGTTTTAGCAGAAGAAGACTGTGGCTTAGAGGAGAAATATGACTCCTTAAGTGTCTCCAGTTTTTCACGATATTCTTCTTCACTTTCAAACTCAACACTTTCGGAAAGTGAGGCGAGTTTCTCCTTCTGGGTCTGAGCGAGACCTTCGGATACGTGATCAAGAATGTGATCGGCAACAGACTCAGCGAGTCTCTTGTTCAGTCCGATATTCTTCTCAATCTGCTCATTGAGTTTTGTCTCCATATCATCAAGTTTTTCTACCATGCTCTCAAGTACATCATACTTATCTTCAGGGATTGTTACATAATGTTCTTCAAAAAGACCCTT